AACTATAATCCACAAGAAGCACTAAATATGTTTTTCCAAACAGGTAGTGTTATTGGTAGATCTTTTACACAAGATGGTGATATAAATCCTGGTAAAGTACCTATACAAGAAATAACAAGTGGTAGTGGTGGTAATAAAATGCAAAGTTTAATTACAACATATAATTATTACTTGCAAATGATACGTGATGTAACCGGTTTAAACGAAGCAAGAGATGGTAGTATGCCAGATAAAAACGCTTTAGTTGGCATACAAAAGCTTGCAGCTGCAAATAGCAATACAGCTACTAGACATATATTAAACTCTGGTTTATTTTTAACAGCTGAAACAGCTGAGTGTTTATCTCTTAGAATATCTGATATATTAGAATATTCACCTACAAAAGAAGCTTTTATTGAAGCTATGGGTGTTCATAATGTAGCTACGTTAGAAGAAATGTCTAGTTTATATTTATATGATTTTGGTATATTTATAGAGCTACAGCCAGATGAAGAAGAAAAAGCTATACTAGAAAATAATATTCAAATGGCTTTACAACAACAAAGTATAGAGCTTGAAGATGCTATTGATTTAAGAGAAATAAAAAACATAAAGTTAGCTAATCAGCTTTTAAAAATAAGAAGACAAAAGAAACAAGAAAAAGATAGAGCTATGCAACTAGAAAACATACAAGCTCAATCACAGTCTAACACGCAGGCGGCTCAAGCTGCTGCTCAAGTTGAAATGCAAAAAGATCAATCTTTAACGCAGTCTAAAATGCAACTTGAACAAATGAAAGCTCAACTTGAAACACAAAAAATGGCTCAAGAAATAGAAGCTAAAAAACAACTTATGGCTTTAGAGTTTCAATATAACATGCAGTTAAAAGGTTTAGAAACTCAAGGTATGAAAGACAGAGAAAAAGAAAAAGAAGATCGTAAAGATGAAAGAACTAAGATACAAGCTTCACAACAAAGTGAACTTATAGATCAAAGAAAAACAGGTAAACCACCTAAAAACTTTGAATCTGCAGGTAATGATATACTTAGTGGAGATTTTAATTTAAGCTCTTTTAATCCTAGATAAAATTTATTAATTATTATTATATTATATTATGGCAAAAAAACAAGAAACAGATAATGTTGCTAAGGTAGATCTTAGCACAAAAGAAGAAATAAAAGACGACAATGTCGTTAAAATAGATTTAAACAACCCACAAAAAAAAGAAGAAGATGCCGTTCCAGAGCAAAGCACAGATGAGGTTTCTGTACGCGACGAATCCGAAACTAGCGAAAAAGTACTCGAAGAAAACGTCGAAGCAACAGATGAAAAACCTACCGGAGAAGAAGTCTCCGAACAAGTTCAAGATGAGCAACCCACTCTTGAAGAAATAACAGAAGAGCAAGTTGAAGAAAAAACTGAAGAATTAGTTGAAGAAACTAAAGAAGCTATAACTGAAGCTCAAGAAACAGGTAAAGATTTACCAGAAAATATACAAAAGCTAGTTGATTTTATAGAAGAAACTGGTGGTAGCGTTGAAGATTACGTTAGATTAAATCAAGACTATAGTAAGTTTGATGACAATAGCGTGTTAAGAGAATATTATAAACAAACTAAAAAACATCTTACAGACGATGAAATTAGTTTTTTAATAGAAGATTCTTTTTCAATAGATGAAGAAGAAGATACTGAAAGAGATATAAAAAGAAAAAAATTAGCGTTTAAAGAGCAAGTTGCCAGCGCTAGAGACCACTTGGACGGTCAAAAGTCCAAATACTATGAAGAAATTAAAGCCGGGTCAAAGTTGACTCCTGAACAACAGAAAGCTATTAATTTTTTCAATAGATACAACAAAGAATCAGAAGAGAATCAAAAAGTTGTAGAACAACAAACTAAAACTTTTAAATTAAAAACTGACAATATATTTAATAAAAACTTTAAAGGTTTTGATTATAATGTTGGTGAAAAAAGATATAGGTTTAATGTTAAAAATACAAACGAGGTAAAAGAAACTCAAAGCGACATTAATAATTTTGTCAAAAAGTTTTTGAACAAAAACAATGAAATGGAAGATGCTGCGGGTTATCACAAATCTTTGTTTACGGCAATGAATGCTGATGCTGTTGCTAAACATTTTTACGAACAAGGTAGAGCTGATGCTTTAAAAGAAAGTATAGCTAAGTCTAAAAACGTTGATATGAACCCAAGACAAGCTTTTGGTGAAGTTCAAGCGGGAAATGTTAAAGTAAGAGTATTAGGTGATAACTCTAATGATTTTAAGTTTAAAATTAAAAACAATAAATAACAAATTTAAAATTTAAAAATTATGGCAATTACTGCAGGAGATAATTTGAATAGTGTACCTGCTCCAAAGCAACAAACACTAGCTTCAAATTACATCGATTTTAGAGACTCCAACACTGCTGGTTGGGCTCAACAATATTTACCAGATCTTATGGAGAAAGAAGCTGAAGTGTTCGGACCAAGAACAATTTCAGGTTTTCTTTCACAAGTAGGAGCTGAAGAAGCGATGTCTGCTGATCAAGTTATTTGGTCTGAGCAAGGTCGTTTACATTTATCGTACCAAGGTACAGTAGCTACGGCTGGTGACGTTAATGGTACGTTTTCAGTTACCGCTGATATTGACGGTGACACTGGCGTTGGTTCTACTACTTCTAGAGTTCACGCTGTTAGAGTAAATGATACTGTACTTATTGCAAGTTCAGGTATTGTTACTAAATGTTTAGTAGTAGAAACTCCAGACTCAAACGTTATTTCAGTTGAGCCTTACGACAAAGCTGATTTAACTGGACACGCTACAGGTGCTGGTGCTTCTATATTACTAGTCATAGGTTCTGAGTATGGTAAGGGTCAGTCTTATTCTGATATTACTGGTACTCACAACGCTGATAGAAGAGAAGCTATTGAGCCTTCTTTCAAGTCTTTTTCTAACAAACCAATAATCATGAAAGATTACTACGAAGTTTCAGGTTCTGATGCTTCAGCTGTTGGTTGGGTAGAAATATCTGGTGAAGAAGGACAAAGTGGTTACTTATGGTACTTAAAAGCTGAAGGTGACACTAGAGCTAGATTTACAGATTACTTAGAAATGGCTATGATTGAAGCTGAAAAAACAGTTTCTACATCTGCTATCGGTTTTGCTAATAAGCAAATTAGAGGTTCTGCTGTCGCTGGTGCTGACGGTGCTGGTACTGAAGGTTTATTTGCTGCTATTGAAGATAGAGGTAACTTAACTTCGGGTGTAACTGGTGTTAACGCTGCTACTGATTTAGCTGAGTTTGACGCAATATTAGCTGAGTTTGATAAGCAAGGTGCTATTGAAGAAAACATGTTATTCGTAAACAGAGCTACGTCTCTTGCTTTTGATGATATGTTAGCTTCTATGAACTCTTACGGAGCTGGTGGTACTTCTTACGGAGTATTCAACAACTCAGAAGATATGGCGTTAAATTTAGGTTTCTCTGGTTTCAGAAGAGGTTCTTATGACTTCTATAAATCTGACTTCAGATACTTAAATGACAAAGCTACAAGAGGTGAAATAAACCGTGTCGCAGGTTCTGCTGCAGTTAGAGGTGTTATTATACCTGCTGGTGTATCTTCTGTATACGATCAAGCTTTAGGAAAGAACTTAAAAAGACCTTTCTTACACGTAAGATTTAGAGCTTCAGCTACTGATAACCGAAGAATGAAAACTTGGGTTACTGGTTCTGTTGGTGCTGCTACTTCTGCGCTTGACGCAATGCAAGTTCATTACTTATCAGAAAGATGTTTAGTAGTACAAGGTGCTAACAACTTTATGTTAATGAAGTAAATCATTATTTAAAAGTCGGGGCTTCGGCCTCGACTTTATTTTATTAATTTTATTATATATTATATTATGGCAAAAAAGAAAACAAAAGTGGAAGTTGAAGAAACTCCACAGGTAGTTGAAACACCAGTTGTTGAAACTCCAAAACCAAAAAGAACTGGACCAACATATAAAAAATCAAGTGATGGTTGGGAAATAAAAGACAGAATATACAAGCTAGTAGGAAATAAAAAACCTTTGTCAAGATCTATAAGATCTGCAAATATATACTGGTTTGATGAAAACGCTGGTTATGAAAGAGAATTAAAATATTGTGTAAATCAAAAAACAGTATTTGTTGATGAAATGAAAGGCGACCAAAGATTAGATCATATTATATTTAGAAATGGTATGCTAATTATTGAAAAAGAAAAAGTTGTTTTACAAAAATTACTTTCACTATACCATCCTGATAGAGACGTAATATTTTACGAAGAAAAACCAGTTGCAGTAGCTGAAAATGAAATAGAGATACTAGAACTAGAAATAGAAGCTTTAAAATTAGCTCAAACTATTGACATTGATATGGCAGAAGCTATTATGAGAGTTGAGGTTGGTTCTAAAGTATCAGAGATGAGTTCTAAGGAACTTAAACGTGATTTACTATTATATGCTAAAAGAAACCCTATGTTGTTTTTAGAATTAGTAAACGACGATAATGTTGTACTTAGAAACTTTGGTATTAAGGCTACTGAATTAGGTATTTTAAAATTATCTTCTGATCAAAGAACTTTTTTATGGGGTTCTAATGATAGAAAATTAATGAACGTACCTTTTGATGAGCATCCATATTCAGCTTTAGCTGCTTGGTTTAAAACAGACGAAGGTATGGAAGTATATTCAAATATAGAAAAACGATTAAACTCGTAACAACCTTAGTAGAGTAACCACTCTTCAGG